GGTATAGCGTGGCTAAGTCTTTGAATTCGTTGATACCCCCCGTCACCATCGCGCCTGATGCCGTCGCATCCTCACAGCCACGGTCTTGACCTGATGATGCGAAGCACAAAGACATTGACCGTTGTTGATATCCAACAATGAACCATCGTCTTTTAATTCAACAATATGATCAGCATACATACGATGCTCAGGCCTAGCCTTGGTGCACCTGTAGCCATACTGGTCTATGGCCTCGCACCTGTAGCCTGCACGCAGCAGTACCATGGTACGCCATGCCATGAACTCAGGTGTATTGTAGAGCGCGGCCTTCTGCTTGGGTGGCAGTGGTGTGGTGCTGGTATCGGTGGCCCTTACCATAGGGCTCATGGACCTAAGCCTGCCTTTCACGTGAAACCCTCATGGACCGAGGATGATGGTGATGATGGCCACGGCCAGGCAGAACAGCAGCACGCCGATCATGATGTTCTTGGATTCATTGGTCATGAAAGGAAGACCGGCAGGGTCCGAGGCAGATGGGGCGCACCCGAGGGGCGAATTAACGGGTGCATTTATCCCTGCCGATCCCCAAACGACAAAACCGCTGGCGGTTTCCCGCAAGCGGCTTGTCGAACGTGGTGTTTTTACCACCAATTGTGGTTTCGTCAATGGGTTACGGCTAGATTTTGTTTATTCACTTGAAAACCCATAGACAACTGCAAGGCAATTCAACACCTCATGGACTCGCCGGCCCAGATATCTCTCCCATTCCCGACCCGGCATTCCCCTCGAGATGGCGATCTGCCGGAGCGTCATGGAGCTGATCAGCATGTCGTGCGCCAGAATGCTGCCGTCCTTGCCGAGCGCCCCATAACATCTGGATAGGGCTTTGCCGGCCTTTAGCTGGGCGTCGGTGAGACTTTCCTGCGATGGGCTACCATCCACCGCCTCGCTTAGCGCAATCGCCTTGGGGCCCCGCTCGGCGATTTCGAAGTCCTTCTGGAACTGGCGACCGGCCAGGAACTGGGCATCATCGATGTGGCCACGGGCGAGTTGATCGGCCAAAGGATCGTCCCGTGTTGATCTCAAAACACTAATCTTGGAACCCTCCTCAAAGGGATCGTCGACTTCGGCTTCGACAAGGTGCGCGGCTTGCCCGCGGTTGGCATCGCGGGCGCGGCGATCGTGGACTTGCGGACCTGACTTTGCTGGATCGTAGGGGCTGCGGCCCTGCCTCATGGCAGATGCCCCTCAAAGCGAGACTGGTGCGTTTTGTACTGGTCGAAGGTGTCTGGTAGCCCAGAAAGCAGTAAACACGCTGTATCCTCGTCTATGCCCTTCTCGCGCATGCACCTAGCGATGATGTCTCGCGTCGAACGGACGAACGAGACGCCCGTCCAACCTCCCAGAGCTGGCTGTGACGACGATACAAAATCCACTGAACGTCGTCGGCTCCTACAACCCAATCGCCTGCGTATGCTGCAAATACCCGATACGTCACAACAACCGTTCCCCCTCCGCCTCCCGCCGCAGCCATTCCGCATGTCGGCCCGGTGCTGGCTCATGCGGTGGGTCAGCACCCGGTTCGGATAGACCTGGCGCCGCAGCCTGAGTTCGCGCTCGGCGCATTTGAGCAGTTCGCTGGCGGTCCAGGTGCGCAGCGGTGGCCGGTCAGGCGTCAGCATGGCTTCACACGAAGGTTCATGGCTCCGCCTTCACCTCGTTGTCCACGATCCGCAGCCAGGTGTATTTCGAGATCCGCTCCCGCTTGTATTCGCCATAGATCGTCAGCGACTTGGCTTTCAGCGCCTCGAACACCGCCGCCGGATTGTTGTCGCACTGCGCCAGTTCGACGTCGCGATCGACGCCGTACTGCTTGCCAAAGATCGAATAGCGTTTGCTCATGGCTTCACCCAGCCCTTCATGGCAAATTGTCGATCCTGACGAGAGCCGCCAGCCGTGACGGATCGGACTGATACATTGCGATGATTTTATCCCAGGCCGGCGCCGGCGTGGCTGGCTTTGGCGGTGTGTCCAACGTCGTCATGCCCAAGTCCTTGCCGTATTTGGCGTGCAGTTGCTCCAGTGTCGGGCGATCCTCGTTCTTTGACCCCTCGATTTGCGCTGGCTTCCTACTCGGGTTTTTGAATCGTTCGAGACGATCCAAATATTGCTGGTGTTGGTCGCAGGCTTCCACGATTTCGCTGATCGCGGGCGGCCATTTGCAACGCCGCTGGATGCCTGTCCGCGGATCGGTGATGTAGATCACCACATCGTCGGGGTATTGCTCCAGTACCATTCCCAGCGACGCCATGTAGCCTTCAGGATCGGAATACTGATCGGCTCGGTAGGCTGAGAACAGCATCCTCTGGCATCGTATCAGCAGCTTCTTCCTCGCGCTCGATTTTCTCGAGCTCCCGGTCGAGGGCGTCGATGAGGCTGCCGCTTCGTCTGGATTTTCCATTTTCTGCGCTCACGGTTGCCGGCTTGTCTTCCCATCGGTTTTGATTGAGGAACGTTGCAGGGTTGAGCCAGGGCCGGTCAGGCGGCTTGTCGCGGATGTAGTCCGCAATTCCGGTCATGATCGCGACGAAGGAACAGCGGCGCTTGCGTGCGGCAGCGAGAGCTTTCAGGGTCGCTGGTTTTCCAACCTTGTTGGGCCAGAATTTCCAGAACCTATTTTCATAATCCGAAGGCCAATCATCGGAAGGCAAAAGCGCGCCTTCTCGCGCGCGTACGTGGCTTGCTTGATCCCTTTTGGATAATTTGGACATATCTCTTACTCTGCTCTTCTCTATCTCTTTCTCTTTCTCTCTCTCTTCTCTTCTCTTCTCTGGGCTAGCATCTTGATAGCAGTCTGCTAGCGGCTCGCTAGCATTGAAAAAACCGCTGTCAATCAAAGGAGTTAGAGCTGACGTCAAATCCGCCGGCATAACATGGAGGCGAAACGCCAATTCGTCCATTTGAGCGGTAATTTTGCCATCCTGATATTCGCTTGCTAGCAGCCAAAGCAAAGGCGCTAGCGCCTTGCTAGCAACCGGCAAGCGGCTGAAGGTGAAATCATCAAGCAGCCCGTGGTGAAGTTTTATCCATGCCGGCTTGCGATTTTTGTAATGCTGAAACGTGTCCCAGTTTTTCGGTGTTATCGTCATGGTCTCACCGCAGTGAATCACGCTCGTTTCTGCTCATCCTGTGGCGGCAATTCGTCATCGCCTTCCGCATACTCGCCTTGATCCTGGTCAAGCACCTCGCCGGTCTCGGCATCCAGTTCGTCAATCATTTCAGCGGTCGGCTTGTATTTTGTACCGCGCTTCTTGGTATCGGCCGCGATCATGTCAAGCGCATCCGTCATGGAACCGAGCCGCTGCGGTTCCGGCGAATGCTCCACCGGTTTCCCGTCATCATCGTCAGGCTCGTCCGGCCGGCGCAGCAGATCGTCGAGATCGGAACTCATCGGCAAAACCTTGGCATGGCGCCGCGCCACCGTCTTGCGGTACATCTCGTCTGCCCAGTCGGCCCAGGGCCCGCGTACGGCCTTTGACACCGCCCGCACCTTGTCGAGCTCCTCGATCCACATCCATTCGCGGCTGAGTTCGCCCGACTTGAACTTGGCGATCGAATAGGCCGCGATCACAGGCCCGCGGTCACCACGCACCGGGCGATGAAAAATGCGCGGCGTATCGCCTTGCTGGTACTCCCACTGGTCACGCTCGTGCACCACCTGCGCCTCCCAGCTTTCGATTTCGCCTGAGTTCCTGACCTTCTGCCGCAAGCCGGCAATCATCGGCATCCACTGCGCCTGCGGCCGGCCGGCCTTGCCCTTGTAGATCACGATCGCGCCCAATCTGCCGTCCGGCAGCAGCCCGTCGTTGGCGGCCCTCATCGCCGCGTTCCACAGCGAGCGGCGGTCGCAGTCGAGCAGTTCCGGCGAGTTCTGGATCGCCGTCAGCACCACCCTGCCAAATCGCTCCGGCGTGATATGTTTCGGCAACACCGCCTGGAATTGCCCCAGCATGTTGTCGAGCTGCAAACGTACTTCCGCGATCGCGCTAGTCTGGTAGACCATGGGATTTCCTTTCCTTATCGCGCACCACCCGCAATTGCCGGTAGCTCGACGCCTTGACCTCGTATGCCTTGCGATTGACGACCTTGCCGGAAATGTATCCGCCGTTGAATCGTCCGATCGCCGCCGAGCCGAGCATGTGGAGGAGCCTGCCATCGATCGCCGACAGTTCGTCCTCGCATCCCTTGATCACAGCCTTTGCCGCTTCCCTCTGATCAAGCAGCTCCGGCAGATCGTTTATTCCAGACAGATCAACCTCGCTGCCATCCTCCTTGCGCAACATCGCCCGGATCAACTCGCCATCCCTCGCATAGTCCGGGTCGGGCTGCCGGCCCGACAACACCAATTCCCAGAATTTCAGGGCCTCGCTCTTGATGGTCTCAACGATGCCGCGATGGATCGGCACATCGATCAAATGCAGGTCGATAACGTGATCGACGACGAGCGCGGCCACGGCGCACCATTTCGAGCCGGTCAGCTCGGCTTCCATCAGCGCCTGAATCACGATCCACATCGGCGGCGTTACGGCGTCGGTATCGCCGAGCCAGCTCCGCCGGAATACGCTCGGGGCCACGCTCTTGATCTGGATCACACCGTCGCCGAGCGAGCTGGTTGCCAGCAGGTCGGGCGTGCACCCGATCCCGTACGTCGCGTCCGCATAATGCTCGTGCGGAACGGTGAGGCTCAGATGCGGATAGCGCTCGCGGATCACGTCGATGGCGACAGGCTCCAGCCTGCGGCCGCGCTCCATCGCCGGGTTGTCTTCTATATCCGCCGGGAGCTTACCGCTCTTGCGCGCCCATAGCCCGTAATAGGTCAGGTATTCGTGCACGCCGCACAGCGCGCCGGCTTCCGAGGCTCCGACCACACCGCGGCGAAGCGCGTGCCACTGCTTTGAGTTCTCGATCGGCGTAATGTTAATCGACATAATGCCTCTGTTCGTTACGACCCGTTGAACTTCCTGTGCGCTTCCAGCATCTGCTCGCCGGACGCCCTGAGCCTGCCATTGATGTCGGCGAGCAGCCTGCTCTGCTCGGCCACCTGCATCCGGATGTCGGCGGCCAGTGTCCTGGCGTCGTTGGCAAGACGCTGCGCATCAGCTATCAGCTCGCTGGCAATGCGCTGCGCTTCAGCCGACAGATCCTCGGCGGTCTGCACCAGACTGTCGGACAGCGTCTCGCCGAGATGCTCAAAGTCGTAGATCGGCATCGGCGCCGAATGTGGCGCCGCCGACTTCGTTCGTTTTGCGGTGCCGGCCAACGCGGATAGTTCCTTGGCGTGATCGTCCATTCAGGTTTCCTCTTGTTGTTCAGGTCAGCCACCGGAGCGGATGGGGCTTTGTGGAACATGCCGCCCCGGTGGCTTCAGGCTCGCTCCTTAGCGATGCCCTATCCGCGCGCTGTTAGTTTGGGGACCGCTGGCGCGCGGAATTCACATTTACCTCTGCCTGCTTTGCTACGCTCGGCTATGCTAAACTCCGCTCCATTGGGCTTGGCTTGGCCTGCTTCGCTGTGCACGCTGGGCTTCGCTCGGCTTTGCGAGGCTAAGCTATGCTACGCCTGCTTTGCTGCGCTAAACTAGGCTGGGCCAAGCTATGCTTGGCTGGGCTCCGCTGTGCTTCACCTGCTTTGCTGTGGTGTGCTCGGCTCTGCTGAGCTCCGCTATGCTTTCCTGTGCTACGCTATGCTTCGCCTGCTCTGCTCTGCTCTGCTTCGCTTCGCTAGGCTTCGCTTCGCCAGGCTAGGCTTGGCTGGGCTCCGCTGTGCTTGGCCTGCTTTGCTATGCTTCACTGGACCGCGCTATACTCTGCTACGCTGCGCTAAGCTAAGCCTGCTTCGCTTCGCTATGCTTCACTCGGCTTCGCGGTGCTTCACTATGCTGGGCTATGATCCGCTAAACTTGGCCTGCTTTGCTTCGTCACGCCGCGCTGTGCGGCTGCTTTTCCTCCTTCTTTTTACGCGCCGCGTGCTTCTGCCGCACGCGATGGGCTTCCTCCCAAACCTTGGCCAACTCGGTCAACGATTCGTATTTCCGTTTGACCCGCTCGAGTTCATCGAGCGCGTCTTGCAAGAGAACGCGCCGCATGTCCGGGGTTGAGATCACGTCGCTGATCAGGCGGTAGCCGCCGCCCTCGCGGTTCCTATCGATCGTCAACGACACCGTTTCTCTTGCCCTATCCCCATTGACGATGTGGACCGCGATCAACCTGCGGATCTGATGGCACCGCCATTCGTGACCGGCCGTTTCATCGTCCCAATCAAGGGATTTATGAAGCGCCGAGTCAGGATGACTCTCGGCCCATTCAACGGCAGTCTCGACTTGCAACAAGCCATTAGCCTGTCGCTGTAGTTCGACAAGTTCATCCTTGATTGTCACGATTCCAACCTTTCCGTACGCTGTGCCTGCTTTGCTCAGCTTTGCTGTGCTCCGCTGCGCTTGGCTCCGCTGCACTGGGCTAAGCTTCGCTACGTTTAACTTTGAACCGAGAAAATTCCCCAGCCCATGCCAGTGCTGTTTTTCGAGTTCGGCCGGCCAGCTCCAATGCCAACCTGACCGCCAACGCGGGCGAGGAGGTTGATCACATCCGCAGCGGAAAACTGATCAGCATCCCATCGCAGAGTCGGTTCAGCCTCCCAGGGAAAGAAGAACGGGCGTGACAGAATGTCGGTCGATCCGTTTGCAAGTTTAACCGCCATATCTTTTCTGACTGGCTTGCCAATCAGCTTCACCAAAGGCTGACCGTCATCGGCGTCAAAGCCATCCGCCTCAATGAAAACTGACAACTTCGCAATTGTCATTTTGAAACCAACCAGGCGGCACGCGTCGACCATTGCGGTGCGAAGCGCGGAAGCAGGGAAGCCGTGCCAACCTTTTTCAGCGATGTGCATCGCACCCTTATAAACAGCGTCAAAGTCTTTCGGATCACGCTTCGTGCCCTTCTTGGTCTGCGATCCCTTCATCTGGGCATCCATCATCTTGCGACGGTTCTCGCTGCTCATTTTGTTCATGACCAACGGCGCAAGCCCGATGATCTTCACCTTGGCACTCTGAAAATTCGGCGGGCTAATCGTAAGGATGGTCGGCTCGTCCGAACGCTTCGTTTTATCAAGCATTTACTATTTCCCTTTCGTTGTTTTTATATTCTTCGCTCCAGTCGTTTCCGTTCGCGCCGCGCTTTCCACCATTCGATTAACAGGCGAAGTAGCCGCATCGATTTGCCTCTTGAGCGCTTGAGCCTGGCAACGCTCCGTCTCGATCTCTTGCTCGACGCGGGCACAAATCCGGTTGTATTGGTCGAGCAGATTCCAGCCGACCGTCCAGTTCGGTTGTTTGGCTTCCGCACTGCCGATGAATTTTCGAAGCCACTCGGCCGACGTGCCAACGGTTTGCGCGACCTGCGCATAGGCGGCCATGCGCGATCCGGTCTGTCGCTCGGCGCGCTCTACAAGCGCGTGCGCCGCCGATCTCGTCAGACCGGATACAATTGCCGCGTTACTCATTGGCGATTTCCGACCTTGTTTTGGTGACACTTGACCACTCCCTTCATGCAAGTTGAGGACATGAAGGAGAGTGACGCACAAAGGGAGAGACACAGTTCAGCAGACCGCGCGGCGGCAACCGCGCGGAGGAAGATCAGGTACATTCAGGTTCAGGAGCAGGCGAAATTGTCGGCATGAAATCGTCGGCAGACAATTCGCCCTCACTCAATTCAACAATGCGAGCCACGAGCCCCATCGAGGGAACGCGCTTGCCCTTTTCAATTCGGGAGATCGCAGACTTTTTGACGCCGACAGATCGCGCAAATTCCTGCTGCGAAAGGCCCCTGGAAACTCGAAAAGCGCGAAGTTTGCTCATGGCATATCGTTGCCATGTAGGAAACATTTAGTCAAGGCTGGTGTTGCCGCGTAGGATAACGACGTAAGCTATTGAACCGATTAAGTTTCCTGTATGGTTACTCGGATCGGCCCCAAAAAACCTGTCAGGCTCTACCTCGCCGAATGGCGAAATCATCGCAAAATGAGCCAGGAACAGCTCGCCAGCAGGATTGGCAGTACAAAAAGTTCCATCTCTCGCTGGGAAACGAATGACCGAGACATCACACTGGGAGCGCTCGGGGCTATTGCCGAGGCGTTAAATTGCGATGTGCTAGATTTGTTCAGAGATCCTGCCCGGCCCAGCGCAGATGCGTTCTTGCGGAATATGGACGATTCTACGAGGCGCCAGGCATTACGCCTGATTGAAGCCCTGAAAACCGATTAGCCCCAAAAATAGTTTCCTACCCGTCAACTTTCCTGTTGACCTGTTGTTTCCTACATAGCAACACTTGTCCATGCCGGACCTGCCACATCATTCCGATGGTCGGCGCGGCATCTTCAAAGGAACCTCAGTCGAATTCGCCACTAAATACGGTCATGTCAATCTCCATACCAAGGACCAGATCGAGCACCACAAGCGTCAAGAGACGCTGTCGGCCTGGCTCGGAGCGATGGCCGATCATCAGCGGACCGCCCGCGCGCTGCTGGTGGCGACTGCTGCCCTCGATCCTGTCGTTATTCAGGAATGGCGTTGCAAGCCAGGTAAGGCCGAGAAATTGCAGACTTGGTGCAAAGACATCCAGCTCGCCAGCGAGGGCCTCAATAAGGTAGCGCCATGACCACTCCCCTCATGGAGGCGTGCAGTGAAATGGACCGACGAAAAGCAGCGCTTCGTCCGCGGCTTGTGGCCGACGCATTCAGCCAGCGCCATCGTCGCGAAGTTCTGTCTTCAGTTCGTGGAAAAGTGCAACCGCAACATGGTCATCGGGATCGTTCACCGCATGCAGCGAAAGCACGGCCTCGAGAAGAAGGGTACGGGCACCTTGCCCAAGGTCAACACACGCGGCATCGCAAGTGCGAGCCGGACGACGTCGCCGCGACTTGAGAAGGTCAAGACAATGCAGATCCCGGAGCCTGCCCCATCCTTCAAGCCGAAGAACTATCCCGCCTGGGACAACGCGCCCGGGCATCGCAACACGCAGCCCTGCACGATCGTCGAGCTAGACCATACCCGCTGCCACTGGCCGCTCGGCAATATCGACGAAGTCGCCACGCTGTTCTGCGGCGCCGCCGCGGCCGATGGCTGGCCGTATTGCCCGCACCACACCCGGATGGCCTATCAGCCGCCGAAGCGCCGCGATGAACGATTGGGGCTGTGAGATGAAGTTGCGGGTAACGCTAGAACCGGACGGATATTTCCACGCCATCGACCTCGATAGCTATGAGGGCGAAAGCGACAGTGTCGGCTCATGGTCAAAAAGCCTGGTTGGTTACGGCAAGACCAAGTGGAGGGCCATTTTCGATTTGCTCACTGAGATGGATGAAGCAGGCCGTGCTTAAAAACAAATGGGAATCCTGAGGACCATGCACGAAGCGGAAGAACGCGCCATGCGCGACACGTTAGACACGCTTGAAAATATGGTAGCGCAACTGGATGCGATGAACGCGCTGCTAAAATCCCAACTGGATCAGATCCGAAGGCTGAAATCGCAAAGGCGACCTTGAGGACGGAAAATGAGCGAATCCGAGTCCGTAGCCGAGGCGCTGCACCACATCCTGTCCGCGCTCGATATCATCGCCGCCATGGCGCTGAAGCCGGAGGGTTACGACGAGATCGTCGTGGAGGAAATCCGCCTTGGCCAGATCATCAGCCGGACGCAGTTGATCCTGAGCTTCATCGAGGCACGAAGGCCGGCGGCAAAGGTGGTGGGGAGGGTCAATTGACGAGGCTCACCTTGGATGAGGTCGCGGAAACCCTACGCAAAACCCCACGCTGGCTGCTTGAATGGCTAAGAAAACATCCTGCGGATAAAGCCGGAGAGCCCTACTTCACACCCGTAGGACGGGATAAGATTTTCCACCAGGCCGATATAGCTCGCATCGAATTGGCTTTACGGGAGGGAGTAAGGTGCCGCTCAATCTCAGGCCACCGCGCGCAGGTAAAACGCCGAACTTTGAAATCAGGGGAACCTACCTCAGAGTCCGAGTGGAAATTAGCAGCGGAACTGCTAAACGATCCATCGCTCTCGCGCAGCTCAAGCGGATCGAAGAATGCATCGAGGAGCACGGACAATACCCGGCGCCCGACACTAAGCCTCGTGCCGGGGAGCCGACGTTCTTGAGCGCAGCCATCGCCTATATGCGAGATGGAGGAAGCCGGCGCTACATAGCGCCACTGATCAGGCGCTTTGGCGAAACGTCACTCGCCGAAATGAGCCAGCAACTGATAGACGATGCTGCCAACAAAATATTGCCGACTGGGGCCGCCGATTACCGGAATCGCGCAATCTATACGCCAGTGATAGCTATCCTGCGCCATGCCCTGAAAGATAGCTGCCCGCCATATCGACGCCCCAAAGGTGCCAAGGGCCGCACCAAGAAGGAATTCATGTGGCCGGACGACGCCTTTGCCGTCATTGACCAAGCCGACAAGATCGACCCCGAATTTGGACTGTACCTGCGCCTGCTGCTCTATACCGGCATTCGCAAGAGCGAAGGACTAAACGTTCTCGCCGCCGACACCAAGCCGGAAGAGCGCGCTGCTTGGTTGCGAACATCCAAGAACGAAGATCCTCGCATGCTCAAACTGCGAGAAGACATTCTAGACCCGCTCACAAGGCATTTAGAAGGCCATACAGGCGATCGATTGTTCAAGTTCAGGGAAGGTGGCCACTTCAAACACCTGCTGCTCCGCGCCAAGCTGGCGGCCTGTGGCTTGCCATGCCCGAAGCGCCGCCCGACCGGCTGGAAACCGCCTGAGTATCGCCTGGCCTTCGTAGGCTTCCATACCTTCCGTCACACTTGGGCAACGTGGATGCGCCGCTATGGCGGCGCCGACGTTCAAGGCCTCATGGAAACCGGCAATTGGCGCGATCCTCGCAGCGCCGCGCGTTATTCACACGCCGTCGCGCGCGAGGAATGGGACCGTGTGGATAACTTGCCTTCGATGGGGAAAAGATGGGGAGCGCAATCATGACGCCGCTTAAGTCTTTGATAAATATAGAGTCGGCCAGCCCTCCCCCAAAGGCTGGCCGCAACTTTTGCTATCCCATTGAAAACGCGAAAAACCCTATATTTCAAGGGCATTTGCAAAATCCCCGGCGACGATTGAAGACGCTTAGAGGCGGAACAGGACCAAAACGTCGCTTATGGACACGGGGAAAATCCGGGGAATTTGTTCCCTCTCTGTTCATTACCGGAGTTCCCCCAATGACCCCCACCAAGCCCAAGCATTGGCCGTCCGCGCACCGATCGGCAGACATCGCCCACTTGGTCAGAATGCTGAAGCCGGCGTTCGCCACCCGTGAACCGGAGATCGTCGGCGCCGCGCTCGGCGAACTCGTCGCCATCTTTCTCGCCGGTCATCATCCTTCGATGCGCGACACCGCCAGGCGATTGCTGCTCGAATACATCGACGAGCTAATCCCGGTGGTGGCTGAGGAAATGATTGCGGAGGGGATCGCGCCGCGAGAGTGGCAATCATGACCCCCACCAAACTCGCCCTAGCCGGCACCGCGATGTTCGCGCTGTTGCTCGCGTTCGCCTTCCAGCGCACGCCGGCACCGCTAGTCCTGCCGACCGAACAGTCCATCATGGCGAAGAATGCGCGAACCCTGGCATTGGCCCAGATGCCATTCGAAACGCCGTCATGGGTACCGGACGAGGCCACCAAGAAAAAGGCGCTCATGCGCGCCTACCATATGAACGGCGGCTCGATGGTGGGGGACCACATGATCGACGTCAGCAAGCAGGAAGGCATCGTCGCCGATCCCGACACCGTCAACGAACTCGACGAGCAGGCGCAGAAAACGGCGCAGGTTCAGGAGGACAAACCGGTACGGAGGCACGGTCCCCATGCCGTTGAAAACACCTGCACAAAAAAGGGCCTACAAAAAGTGGAGTACGGTGGACACTGGCGGTGTCGGAAGAAAAAATAGGCCACCGTCCAATCCAGTGTTTCGCGGCTGCCTGATCGGGGCGCCGTTTTCGCTGCTGCTGTGGGGTATCATCCTGGTTGCGATCATGGCGTGGCTGCGGCACTGTCAGGCTGTGTAGGAGGACCAATGACGGACAACTATAAATTCTACGCTGATCATCTGCGCTCTATCATCTCACGCGCCAACGACGCGCTAACCCATCTGGGCAATGCCGATGGAGCAGAGTTCACCTATGCGATTGAAGACCTCGAAACCGACGTTGAAAATCTGCTCGATGCATATAAGCGGGAGATGGCGCAGCAGCAGAAGGCGCCTATGGTCTTAGGCGCGGCGCCTGATTTCAGGGAGGACCAATGACCCCACGCGAGGCCAGGGACATGAAATATATCGTGGCCATTTGCGTCGCGGCTGTCGTGATATTCCTGCTCTACATCTCGTTCAACAATTAGCATCCTCGGCAAATGCTCGGCGGCGCCGGCGGGATCGGCGGCAGGCTCTCGACCCGGCTAGCGGATGACCAGAAAGTGCGGCAACCCAATGCCACCCCCGAGCACGCTCGCGAGCCACACCACGATGGCGATCAGACACAACAATCCGACCACGATCTGCGCCCACTTCAGCACGTTGCCCTCGATCGGCCAGCCGAGGAATCCGGTGATCACCCATTTGATCGCATAGGCGACCAGGATGATGATCGCGATGTAAAGCAGTAATTCCAGAAAGCTAATGAGAATGACCATGATCTAATCCTCCGCGTCGTCGTCGCCGTGCTCGATCTCTGATTTCAGCATCTCGGTTAGGCCGATCAGCGCCGCCAGGGCTGTATGCTGTGCGGCGGTATCGCGCGCCTCGACGGCGACATACATATCGTCGATCGCGTTGCTCATGCGTTCGACGAACTCCCCGGCGGATTGCTTCAGGGTCATTCCTCGCTACCGTAGATCACTTCGCCATTGACCGAGATATTGACCGCGACCGGGCCACTGGTCGTCACATTGAAATACACCGCGGCTGCTTCAGGCTCCGGCCCTGGCGCCGGTTCGGGCTGCGGCGTGCCCGAGGCCCACTCCGCGGCGAGCTCGCTCGCGGTGCCTTTGTAGCTGTTGATATCGCACGGGCCGATGCCGTCGATCGAATGCGGGCTCGGTCCGGCTTTCCCATCGGTGTACTGCCAAAGCCAATAAGTGGTCCAACTTGCCTGCACCACCGGCGTCGAACCGTATTGGCACAGCCACAGACGGCGACTGCCAAACCACGGATCAACCTTGTTGCCCAACGCTTCCTTCGCCGTGTTGCCCGCGTAGATCACGCATTCGCCCGGCCGTCCCAATTGGCCTTCGACCTTGGTCACCCAGTCCTTGACCTGGCTCACCGTCATTTTGGTGCCGCCTGGATTGTCCTCCCAATCCAAGGCGAAAAGCTCGTCCGGATCTGGACACGCGAACCCCATAAAATTCGCTACCTGCCCATCGACGTTGCTGCCGTCGGCGAAATGGTAGGCGCCCCAGCGCAAGCCAGCTTTCTTGGCGGCCTGCTGCTGATCGACATAGGTGGCGTCGGCCATGCCGGTGCCCTGGGTGGCCTTATAGATCACGCTGACAATGCCAGCACGTTTCACCGCCGCATAATCCTTGGCCGGGTCCCAGTGGCTGAGATCGACCACCATCGGCTTGATCGGTTCGCTCATCGTCGCTTTCTCCTCTATCGGGGCATCAACACTTTGCGGCATCTGCTCCGGCGGCGGCTTGATGACCTTGTCGGGCTTACCGTCGTAGTTCTCATCCGGAATATTTTGGAAGAGTAATGCCTCTGAGGCGCGGCGCCGCGTCAATCCCGCCAACTCCCGGCCGCCGCCCTTATTCCATTTTGGAAATTCCAGCGCCGCGCCCGCGAAGTCTCCCGCGTTGACCTTCTTCAATAAAGTCGATTTCTGTAAGTTGCCCTCGCCGCAATTATAGCAGAACGACACCAGCGCATCGAATTGGTAATGCTCCAACGGCACCGTCACGAGACGCCGCACCGCCTTGACGAAGCGATCCACGTCCGAAAGGAATTCCTTATCGCATTCGGCTTTGGTCCAGATATCACTGGCTTTGAATTGACGACCGTGATGGTTGGTATGCCCCCATCCGATTGTGAGCACATCGGCCGGGCATTTATACGCGCGAAAACCACCCGCCGTTTTTTGCAAACAGCCTTCGAAGTGCTTCACCAGATTGGCGCCGGCTGGCGTCAGCTCGCGGTTCTCGTTCATCGCACGATGACCTTGGTGAAATAGGGTGGCAATTCCTGATCCTTGTCGAACTCGATTCGCACCAGTTGCTGACGATCAACCGGCGCCAGCGTCTTCTGAAACTCCTTCGGCAAAACGCCAGCGATGGCATTGATCTTGGCGACAGTGCCCTGCAACGCGCTATTCGTTATGCTACCCCCGGGATCGATCTTAACCTTATCACCGACCTTCAAACTGTAGAGCCGATCGATTGGAAAAAATGCCAACACATAACGGTGCTCGCCCACGATCTCGATCAATGGCTCACCCTCGCGCACCACCGAACCTGGACCGATCTTTACCACGCTGGCGATCCCGTCCATCGGTGAGCGCATGTTGCCGCCATCAAATGAATTCGCCAGATCAAGCAACGCCCGATCGGTCTGCCGTGATGCCTCGATCACCGTGGCAATCTGCTCGGTGAGCGCCTGCTTCTCCGCCTGCAACGCCGCAAGGTCCTGTTTGCCTTTGAACATCTGATCGGTCGCGGTGGTCTTGACGATCACCGGGGTCAATCCCTTTTTGGCCGAAACATCCAGTTGCTCCGCGCCCTCGCTCGCCACCTTCTCGCGCAATTCGGCTGACGCCAGCAGCGAACTCAGCATCTTGATGCGGGTGCTGCTTTCCGCCAACTTGCCGGTCAGCCCCGATGCGCTAACCGTGAGCCGGGCGCTAACCTCTGCTACCCGCGTCGAACTGACCACCGCGACAATGTCGCCCTTCTTGACCTCTTGGCCCTCGGTGACTAGCACCTGTTTCACCGTCACGGTATACTCCGGGGCCACCGTCGCCGGATCACCAACCACCAAGCCTTCGCTATGCACATAGGCCCAGCCGCCGGTAAAATTGCTGCCGATCCAAGAGAAAAAACTCAGCAACCCGGCAATGTAAAACCAGCGGGTGAAGGTCCGCTTCATCATGTCAACCTCCCCCGTTGCGATGCCGGCAGGTACTCGTCGTATTTTGTGATCGAGAACGCCAGCTCAGCCAGCAACGCGATCACCCGTAACGGACGCATTAAAAACGTCTGCACAAGAAGGAAGAGAGGTAGATAGAACAGCAGCCTGGGCGGCAAGCCGACCAACAGTACAATGACGATTTCAACCAGCGCCAGCCCGAACAGCACCGCGCCCAGAATGGTCAGCATCATCGGACCGACCTTGAGCCACAGCCACTCCAGATAGACCGGGAAGATCAGCGGCATCAGCGCCGAGAACACCAGCACGTCGAGGCTGGTGATAAGGTTCAACGGCTCCAGATCGCGACTAAAGGGATTGACCAGACAGCCGAACTTCCTCCACCAGATAGTGATGATCGAGGCGTCCCAGCGCAGCCGTTGCAAGATCAGCGTCGCAGGCTCCTCCGGCCCCGCCGTCGAGGCCCCGGCATTGCCTGCATAGCGCAGCTTCCAGCGCGCCTGCCGCAGCTTCATCGCCAGCGCGGCATCCTCGGCAACCTCAATGTCCTCGCCGCCGACCGCCAGCAATGCCTGCCGACGAAACACCCCGGCCGCGCCCGAGACGATCGGCAAGATGCCCAGCGCGTCACTCAGCATCCGCCCCGCCGTGAACGCCACAGCGTACTCGATCGCCTGCAACCGCGTGGTCAGCGAGACCTCGGCATTACTCAGGCGAAGGTTCAGCCCAACCGCCGCCACCTTGGAGTCAAGGAAATACGGCTTCGCCAGTATGAGCGCGTCAGCGTCCAGCCGGGTGTCGGCATCCGCAATCACCACCAGATCGCCGGTACACTGCATCAGCGCGAGGTTGACGGAGCCGGGCTTGCCAAGCCGCTCCGGGTTGTCGATCACCGTGACCGAAGTCTGCGAGACAACTTCTAGCGTGGCATCGGTGGAGCCGTCATTGACCACAATGATCTGATCGGCGCCGGCCGCCTGTAGCGAAGCAACACACCCGGCAATCGAGCCTTCCTCATTGAAGCACGACACCACGGCGCTGAGTGAAAACCTGGTCTCGCCTTGCGGATAGCGGCCGGGCGCAAGAGCCACCGCCAATGCCGCCAGCAAATAGCGCGGCACATCCATGACGATGGCGAGCCAGAACATCAGATACAGTTCACCCGGCCCAAATGCGCGCAATAGCTGCCATGCTTCCGTCATTCCACCACTTCGAACGGCACCTCCGGATAAGCGTCCATGCGCGTGATCAGATTACAGGTCGAGATCGCATAGACCCGCAACACGTATCTTCCCAGCGGCAATGCCGGATGGTCCATCACCGACACCGTCTGGATGACGTCGCTGTCGCCTTGCGTGATGATCCCGATCAGCGAGTCACGATAACCGATGAACTCGGTGCCATGCGGTCCTTGCACCAGACTGCCTTCGCCATGCTCTTCCAGCGCCCCCATCTCCGGAAGTTTATCCTTGTAGACGATGAAGCGCTGAATATCGGTGCGGCACGGATTATTGCGCTGGAATGTCGCCAGATACTTCAGCGGCTCCCTGGTCTTGATCTTGTCGTTGAACAGCTTCAATTCCTTCGGCAGCACCGGAGCAATAAAGAAATCGACGATCAAGAACGAAAATACGATTGTCATCACAAAGAAATAAATCGTCAAGGCCGCAAGAAAAATCCGCGCCACCCACGCAAAAATCGACGCCTGCAAAGCGGCTGCTTTCACGGCTTGAACCAGCGCATGACGCTGCCCCCGATCGAGACCAGCCAACCGATCCCGGCCCCGAGTCCCATCAACAGGGCGGCGGCGCCCAGCCCCTTGTTCAGCATCGTCGTCACTTCCACCTGCTTTTTCTCCAACTCAGCGACACGCTTGTTCAATCGATGTTGGCGTTCCGCCAGTAAGATAATTGATGGTGACGTATTACGTGGAAGGCGACGAACAATATCGTCGTCTTCTCTGTCATCATCATCATCATCGTCGTTGTCGCTCACAATGGCACACCTCTACCAGTCGTGACCTTGCCGGTCGCACTTGACTTCACCGGAATATCCGGGCGCACCGCCACCGGCAACGGCACCGAACGTGCATTCCAACGCACATAAATCCCCCAGATGATTGTAAGGATAGAGACAATAGCTCCTGCAAGCGATTCAATGTCGCCCTCGGTCAAACCCGCCCCACTGCCTTGAGCTGCAAAGCCGCTACCGACCGCAATCAACCCCGCGCGTAGCAGGCTCCAGCCGTCCAGTTTTGAAGGAGTTTCGGTAGCCATCGCCGTGTACCTTCATTTGTGCTTGGCCAACTCGTCATGAATCGATGCCTGTGTGTTGATGCCAGCCCAGCCATCGACCGCCAACGGCGGATGCGCCGACTGATAGTCGCGCACTCTCGCTTTGGTCTCCTCGTCATAATCGCCCGTGACGTCGAGCGGCCCTTGGCCAAGAGTGTTCAGACTTTCCTGTAACCATTGCACGCTAAAACCACTATCGGCTTGCTGTTGCGGCTGTGGTGGAGCAACCTGCTGCATCAGGCTCTTGACCGCCGGATCGCTGGTAATCTCGCGAACCAACGGGGCAATCTGCCCCCAAATGTTGGCAATCTGATCGCGTTTCGATACCAGCCGAAGCGCAAGACCGATAATCTGGAATGTCGATATCGTCATGTCTGGTCTCCTATCTTGCGGACAAGGAAGGCGCCCGCCTGCGTTATGGCTCGCGATTGCCGTTCATTCGCTCATCCCTGTTTCTCCAGTTCTTCAATCGCGCGCCGGACCTCCGCGCACGTCTCGATCACATTGACCAACTTGCCATTGTCCATACCGATCACACAGTGCACTTCCTCCAGTCAGCAACTTGTTCTTGTCGCCGCCTTCGCCTTCCCGCATTGCATTGATGCTCTTGATGTTGATGCTGACTTCATCTCCGCCTGGCACGTGCAGGATCAGCCAGATTGGAATGACGGCCAGCGCGATCATTTCACGCAGCAGCGAATGCCAGCGAGCGACTGTCCCAGATCGAGGCCAGCGCGAACTCGATATCGCCATCCGGTACGTTGGAGCCGAGTGCGGCGGGATTGGCCTCAATCTGCGCACTGATCGACGCATTTGAAGAGATGACATGCGCGGCAACAGTCTGCGGTTTCTCCTCGCCTCGGATCACCATGCCTGCATAGTTGAGGCGCTCGGTGTGGTTCGCGGTGGAGGGGTCTTCGGACGCGACGTTCTGCGCCACTTTAAACTGGATCATCATCACGCGGCCGGCAAAGGTGGCGTCTGAAGCTGTGGCGATAAGATCGAGTGCGGACACCTCATGTTACTCCCAGAATTTGATTGGCCGTTTTTCCAGTGCCGACGCTATTCAGCTCGGGATCAATTTTCGGCGGCACGGGATCAGGCACGCCGCCATCGGCGAGCCATTTCTGATATTCGACCCAGTCCCGGTTGGCGGGATCGTTGGGGATACAAGCCTGATCCGCGGTGCGGATGACGCTCTCATAGGCGGTGAGTTGATAGTCTGCCATCACAGCCTCGCATTCATGATGACGTCGGGCGAAGTGTTCAGAATTGCATAAAATCGTCCAAGCGTAAGCCCGGCGAAATTGCCACAATCATACTGGCCGCTATCCGGTGATATCGTATTGGTAACGATGCTTATTGCGCTTTGGGTGAAGTTAGCGCTGTAGGCATCGGTTATTTGCAACGGCGCGGCGATGGTGGCGGTCGGCACCGCCCGCAAACCGACGTGAGGGATAAACAGCCGTACCTGCGTCGTGGAATAAGCTATGCCGGTGCCGAACCTTATTCGGCGCAGATAGCGCTGACACCCCGCCAACTCGGTAGCGTAATCCGGCACCATGAACGGTGGAGCAACATTACCCTCATACAGTCCAACATCGAACAGTTCAAACACGTTGCTGGTGGACACAGTAAAATTCGATTGGTTGGGCGACGCCATAGCACCTGCGCCCCACGAACCCGCCGCTTGTTGTAAATTTGTACCAGCCGACAAAACCCAGTTGACGACGATGCTTCCGTTATTATCCGTAACCCACGTTCCGCCCGGGCCATCACCGGGGAAGGTAACAGACACGGTAGTATCTGTATTCGCCTGCGCTATTACATACTCAGCAACGTAAGACCTAGTGCTCGCGTAATTGACCAACGACACGCAATAAGTGCCTGTCGGCCCTCTACAGCCGAACTGAAGCGTCACTGTCTTTGCTGCTGTCGAGCCAAAGCGCAAATCCGCAACGCGCAAACCTTCCAGCGTTTGAGTTATCTTGAGGCATTCGGATGCTGCCACACTGGCGTGAGCAGTAGGCACTGCAATCCGAATACGGTTTAGCGAGCCTCCCGGCGTAACACCGGATACCCATTGCGCAGTTGGCCAACCGGAAGCCCAGCCACTAGTAGAGCCGAAAAACTGATCCGCGGGGAAATACGATCCTAGAGATAGCAGGGTATTTCCCTGTTCCTGACTGATCTGCATCGCGCCATTGATGATGTAGTTCTTCTTCAATACATCGATGTTGGCGCGGGCCTGCGCCTTTTGCATCGCGGTCAGCGCCTGCGCGGCATCGTATCGAACCACCTGGGTCAGCGCCGCGCGCGTCGTGTCGGTCGGATGAACGTGATCACCGCGCGAATACAGCAGCGACGTTCCCGGCGCCACAGTGCCGTCGATCAGCGGGTTGGCATCGCTCGGCGTTTGTGGGTCGCCTTTCGGTCCCTGTGGTCCCGGCGAACCAGCCACGCCCGCGGGCCCCTGCGGTCCTTGCGAACCTGTGGTTCCGGGTATGCCCTGCGCGCCAGTGTCCCCCTTCGAACCCTGCGGTCCCGGCACGGTCGAGTCTGCACCGGTCGGTCCTGTGGCTCCTGGCGGTCCCGGGACGCCGGTAGCGCCAGCGGGCCCTTGTGGCCCCGGCACCGTGGAATCCGCGCCAGCGGGCCCCTGTGGCCCCTGTGGGCCTTCCGGACCCGGGGGCCCTGGCGGTCCAGGCTCGCCGTTGCCGCCGTCACCGTCACTACCACCACCGCCACCACCCGCCACCGTGCGGACTTCCGCCCAGTTGGCGTTACGCCGGCCATACAATTTGCCGTCCTGCGGAGCCTCGGTCACTACCGCACGGTTTTTGACCTGCAAGCGGCCGCTTCCATCAACGCGCAGATCCTCACTGCCGGAGATCGTTCGGCCGTCATCCCATACGGCGACCTCGCCTTCGCGACCCTTGCCGCCGAGTGCCCGCAAGATGGGGGACTGCTCGTTCATGATGACGCTCGCTACTTATAGCGAAGTCGAGTACTGGACATTGAGCGTGTCCCCGTTCACCACCGCTTTATCCCCCGTACTGAACGTGCCCGCCGACCACAGCACGCCGGCGGTGTTGTCCTTGGTGTTGAGCGCGCCCGAGCCGTAGCAAAGAAAGGCGCCCTTGACGGTCCCCGTTGAGGTGATCGCAAACGACAGCGCCGCCGACAGCGCCTTCGATCCGGATGCCGCCGCCGACCACACCGCGGTCCTGCGGTTGCCGGAATAAGTCGGCGCAGTGGTGCCGCCCGCCTCCGACCATCCCGCATGCGAGGCCATGGTGTCGCCGGCCGACACCGCGCTGTAGGAGACCGACGAGATCAACCCCATAAATGGCCCGGTCACGGTATAGGCCGAGCCGGCGAGAAAACTATCCAGTGCTAGGTTCTTGCCGACGGTCGCCACCACGTTGTCGATGGTCTCGCGCCATTTCAATTTGCCGTCGGCGCCGACGCATTCGATCTCATAGCGACCTTGAGCGCAGGCACGCTCGTCGAGACCGGTGCCGCGGATTACGGTCGCGTCATTGCATTCGCGCGCGTCTGCGCGTTCTTCAGTCATGGCGTTCTCCCTTTGGGAAAGTTATCAGGTCAGCGTGACAAGCGGGTCGATGTAGAAGGTGGATGAAGCCTTTGCGCATTTGACCCGCACATAGATCCAGCCCTTCTGCTGCGGCGTAAACGATACCGCGAGCTTGAACTTGGTGGTCGAGCCGCCCCACGTCGCCGTGCTCGAGGTCTGGCCCGCCGCCGTTGTCAGCAGATCGGCCTTGCCGTCGTTGACGAACGAACCCGATGGAGATGACGAGCTACCGAGATATTCGACATCCAGCCAGATATCGTCATCATTGGGCACTGCGCCGCCGCCCCAGATGCCTTCGACTGTCGCCGTGACCGAAGAACCGACGACATCGTTCCAGATTGCAATCGGCGGGCACTCAAATAGCAGCGAATAGGTGCTGAACGCACTGGTGACAATTTTCCAGGCGATTGTCGTAGTGCCATCGGATGCCCCACCGGTCCGAACGATCGTCGTCTCCTCGCTGAGCGTGCCGGAATAGAGCGAACGATATACGGTATAATTCACCCCGGCCGAACCCGAGCGGAGGAAGTCAACTGTGTTCGCCCCGTGCGCAGGGTTCGTTATCGTCGTATCTTTCGTGACGGAAGCATTGAGCTTGCAATCAATAAACCGCCACGAAAAGCCCTGCGTGTTCACGCCGAGGTCAACCAGCGTTTTGCCGGACCCGGCCGCCGAAAAGTCAACACCGCTGCATTCGACCGAACCGCCGCGCTGCACGGCTGCCGTAAACAAAAAAGTTGGAACACTCCCCAGCAACGCCGATGGCGTGTTACGCCATTTCAGAGTGCCCGCCATGACCACTTCGCCACCCACATGGGCAAACGATAACGTTGTATTATTAAGCTCAAAGTAGCAGCCTCCAAACGCGTTGGAAGCACCCGCAAAGGCTATCACGCTGCCCGCAGCGGCAATTCCAAGTTGCAGCGAGCAATTATCAAAGCGCAATGCGATGTTGTTCGTTGCTGAAAGGATCATGAACCCGGTCGATGACGCCCCGGACCCGGCGACGAGAATAATTCCGTCATAATGCGTCGATCCGCTGATTTGAAGATTGTTGGCCCCGGTCGCTGTAATTTGAGCAGTCGCGCGCCGGTCGGCCGACACCGGAGGCACCGAGCCTGAACGATCGACGCAGATCACTTTAGACGGATTGCTGTTCGTCCCGGCCGATGTCAACGTGACGCCAGCCGCCGATTCCGAGTGATCGTGTGCGACATAGAACACGTCGCCGGCCAGTTTACCGGAGAACGCCGCCGCTAGCGTCGTGTAGGCATTGGCCCAATTTGTGCCATTGTTGGACCCGCCGGCTCCGGAATAAACGTAGTACGAGGCCATACTGTCCCCTTCAGGAATTGACCATGACGCCGCTGGCATTGGCAGCGCGCGCCGTAGTGCCGGTGTTTACGACGGCAGGCCCGACAGCTCCCATCAGTATCGTGCTTCGCGCCACCGCGGGAAGCCCCACCGTGCCGTCCTGGGTGTGAGTGGCAATCATCGTCTCAGTAATATCGGTAGCGTAAATTCCCGGAATACTGGCGTCGACAGCGGCATCGGCGCTCGCCGCCTCCAGCATGATCTCGCCGAGATAGGCATCGACGATTTCACCCACCGAGGCCGGGTCGTCAACCAGTGCGGCGAAAACAATGTTACCGGTGGTCGACCCATCTTCGGCGCTCGCAGCCTCTGCAATATCAGCCACGATCGCCGCCCGCCGGGCCAACTGGCTTACGCTACAGACGAGCATTCATTCTCCTGCGATCCGCGAAGGATCGGGTGCGATTTCTCCGTTAGGAGAGGATGACGGTCGGCGGATCATCTTCAAGGTTGAACCTTGCCTCAAAATTCAGTGTTCCGCCACTCGGCGCGGTACCTTCGATTCGTTGTGATGAAGCTGATATTTCTCCCGCTCCCGCGACGGCAAACCATTCGTAACCGTGGTCTCTAACTGCAATGGGTCGCAAGGTAACAGTGAGCGCGATCGAAACAACGCTCGCCCCGTTGTATGGATTGTGGGTAGCGGAGGTGCTGTAATTTACGCTACCGTTCAGTTCTGGTGTCCCAACCGGCTGGCTTGCAAAATAGTGACCGTCAATAGTCCCGGAGCCGGGCTTGCCAGCCTCGCCGTCCGGGAATGAACCACGCACCTCATCCTGGTCAGTGACTAAATCGATGACCGGATGAATCACAAGCGTAGTCCTGCTCAGCGGCGGCACGCCGTCCACGGTTACAGCCATGACACAGTCGCTGCCCAATTCCCAAAGCGGACGAGCGCTACCGTCGCTCGGGTCAATCATGCTGGCACTCCAGTTCAGGAACAGCGATGGCGCTGCTCCCCTGTCGGCCCAATGCACATTGACGACGTTCGTAACGACATCTTGGCCAAAGCCCTCTGCCATCACGATGTTGCCGTTGCAATCATCTAGATATCCGTGCGCACAAAGGGCAATGTGACCGACAGGTCAGCCGGCACGGCGTTGTCGGACTGCGTGACCCGCAGCGCGTAGCGATCACCTTCGACAAAGTCGGTGGCTACCGGAATATTGAAGGTACCAGCCAGGCCGCCCATGACGACAAATGTGATGGTCCCGATCTCGGTGTCATTCTTCTCAATCGAGATGATGATGTTGGTGCCGCCGGTCGCGATGCCGGTATCGATCCAGGCATATGCATGGGCATTGCCGCTCCTCAATCCCATCGAACGGTTGGCAATGCCGACGAACAACAGCTCGCCGGCCGCGCGTTGCAGGCTGCCGGGCACGAAGATCGCGGCGTCATAGTTGACGTCATAGAGCGGCATCCAGAACGAATAGAGCGGGTTGTGATCCGTGCTATCATCCGTGGCGTTGGGATCGAACGGTGCCGGCGGTGGCGGCGTCGTATGGTCGACCAGGACCTGATACATGCCGCTGCCCGGCACCGAGACCATCTGGCCGCGAGCATAGGGCGTCGAGTTGGTCCATTGCCCGACATAGCTGATGGTTGCAATCGGCAACGGAATGGTTTGCGTCGTTCCATCGGTGAAATGGAACGTCATGCTGGTGGACGTATAGCTGACGGTGTCGATGCGCTTGCCTTCGGCCAGGTCGGCGTTCAGTTCGACAATGCGCTGGTCGACATCATAGAAATTGCCATCGACCTGCGCCGCGCTGTTGGGCGTCCCGGTGCCGGTCCCCCATGCGCCGGTCGTGACATAGACGATTGCCATCAGTCCTCACCCGGTGCTGGAAACTTGGTTATGTCTTTCTCCAAGGTTTCGACATTCTCGGGATCTGAGCCCTGCGCATAGATTATTTTGTCTGTATCGGCCTCGCCTTTCAGCTTGATCTTCTTGGTCTGCTCGACATCGACAAAATTGTCTTTGTTGATATTGCCGTCGTTATCCACCTGATAAACCCTCTTCTTGTCGACTTGACGCTTCTCTTCCTTCTTCGGTTTCGACTTCGATATATTGACGCTCCAGCTAAACGAGGTGCCGATGAACTTGCCGCCGCCGCCGCTCAGGGCGCAGAGACCCTGGTCGGGACTATCGGCACTTGGAAGCAGAACGCGCGGCGTCGTGGGGCGGATGTTCGGGAAGACGACCGGTCGGACGACAACTTCCAGGCCCATCACACCGCCTCCAGATCATATCCGGTCGGGATGCTCAGGTCGGTAACTTGGATGTCATAATCGCTGGCGAACTCGCGCGTCATGCTCTTGAGCTTGAAGGTGGCGCGGGTTTCGACCTTCTTGAGCTCATCGGCCGCCACATCCTTGTCCTTGATGCCGGACAGATGCGCCGCCTGCACCGATGTTGGATTTTCGACCACCAGCGGAGTCTCGATGACATCCTCGGCCCGCAGGGTGGACAGAAAGTTGAGACCGTCGTCGTTCGGATTGGCGTTCGGCGGCTGATAGCCGACCGAGGAATCGAGCAGCACGATGCGGTTGGTGAACTGTTGGTAATCGGCCCCTGTGTAATCGATCGTGCAGTAGGTCGGCTCGCCGCCTGCCGCAACCGCCGAGCCACCGCGGCCGATGGCACAGCCGATTCGAACCTGACAATCGATCCGGCCATCGTTGCCGTTCAGCGCCACGGAATAGCCGATGATCTTGCCGAGTGCCTCGCCAACCCGCGGCTCGGTCAGGAAGCAATTCTTGCGCAAGCTGATTTCCGGCATACGGGAAAGTTTCGGCACAAACGAGATCTCCACCACCCGCGCCCGCTTCATCAGGTTGGCACGCGCCAGCGCAATCAGATGCTCGAGACTTTGATTGCCCCGTGCGGTCGCGATGTAGGATCGCCGCGCCGGATCGCCGATCGGCACAACGCCGCCGATGGCTTCGCTCAGATTGACCGAGCGGATATCGTCGATCCGCAGCGCCTCGCCGTCCTCCGGGTCCGTCAGGATCGGTTGCACATCGGCGAACAAAGACAACGTAACCCGCTCTGTGCATTGCCGATTGGCCGAATAGCCGGCCTTCAGCGTGACCTCGGCATAGTTCAAAACCAGCACCGAAGTGTTTTGCGAATAGCTGCGGCTCAGCGATGCGTTCTGACTTTTGCCTCCGACAAGTTCGATATCTTGGGTGCCGGCGGTCCACGACACGTTGTCCACGGCTTCCTCGGGATACTCAATCGAGCCGGCCGGCTTATCGAAGGTGGTCTCGCTGATACTGGTTGAGATACTGGACTTTGATGCGCCGAACCACGAATCATCGGGGAAGATGACCGTGAGCGTGCCGCTATCCGATGTAGTCTTGGTCTCCAGGCTGTACGACGAGATCGCAGTCGCCTCGGCAGCGACCCAGCCGTCCCCGATCGAAGCCCCCGTCTTCGGCCAGTTGTCGGCGCTGAAGGTGTATGAGGTAATATAATTCGGCCCTGACTCCGGCCAGTTCGAGATCAGGTAGCGGGCAAGATCGACACTGCCCTGGGCCAGTTGGGTCCAGGTGAATTCAGCATTGACATCGACGCTGGCGAGCGGCCCGCCGGTCAGTGTCAGGCCGAGGCCGTCATAGAGCACCTTGCCGGCTTCGCTGGCGCCGTCGAATTCGACCAGGCCATCCTCGCCGGTGATCTCGTCCGAGACGGTCAGCACATGCGTCTCGCGATCGTAATGCCAGATCTTGCTGTAGCCCTCGAGCACCACCTCCGGGTCGCTGCGCCGCGCTTCGTCGATCACCACTTCGTCGTAGTACGGCAGCACCCGCAGACTGTCGGCGAGCGTGTTCTTCTGCGCCACCAGGTCGATCGGCCGCGCCACAAATTCCAGCGTCACCAGTTCCTCGAAGATAGAGGTGGGCACACCGACCAGGCGACCGCGGAACTTGACCAAGTCCGGCCCGCAGTCGAGCGCGAACCAGGCCCAGATCTTGCGGCCGGGTCCGAGCAGCCCGATCGGATCGCCGGCAACATTGCGCGGCCGCCGCACCACCACGGTGAGGCTGGCCGGATCGCCTTCGTCCTGCGCAAGCGTGAACGAGAACACCTGTTCGTCCCAGCGCATATGCGTAGGCGTGAATATAGTCTCGCCGGCATCGATCCAGGCGAAATACGGTAGCCCTGCCGGCATTACGATATGGCCCTCTGCTCGGCCTCGAGTTGCCAGGCCACCTCGGCCGCCCACTCGTCGCGCGAGGTATTCCAGCTTGTCACTTTGGCTAGGATGGTCAGCACATCGTCACTCGCGTTGGCGGCGCCGAGGCCGGGAATGCAAGTGATGGTGATGTCCATGCCCGGCCATACGTCTGACAGTTCCGGCACCTCGTGGTCGGTGCATGTGACCGAGACCTTGTACTGCCGGAACTGAGCCACTGAAATATCGGCCAGCGCACCGCGGCAATCGCGCGCCAGATTTGCCGCCTGATCGATCGGCGTAAGCGTCATGGTGACGCCGCGCACCGCGTACTGACTGAAGTCGATGCCGTCGATGGCGAGTAGCGTGTATGGCGGATGTGCCATCTCTATGTCGCCCTTGCGATCATCAGGTGTACCGGCTCGGCTTGCGGCCACCGGAGCGGACCTGCGCCATTGCCGCCGCCCTCTGCAACTCGTCGACCACATTCGACGAGGCGCGCAAGCCTGAAATCGCAGGCAGGCCGGGAAACTGGATGGTGACGTGGCTCATGCCACCGATCCCGCCCACAGCAAGCGCTGGCATGCCCACCAGGCCGCCCGTCGCGAACTGGCCCATCCGGTCCAGCACCCGGCTTAAATCGCCCCCTGACCGCCGCAGCGCCTCCAGGAACGCCAGCACGCCGGGCTGCCGCACCGCGCCTGCCGGCATGATGTGCTCGCCGCGCGAGACCCAGGCGAGGTTGCTGTCGGATGTGCCCGAACCCCGGCCGCCGATCATGCCGCCGCGAGCGTTCCCAGGAATCGGTGTGACCGAACCAGGCTCGCCGCCGCCACCGAACACTTTGCCCAGCCAGCCCGCCGCTTGCTCAAGCTTGCCAATCAGGGTGTCGGCCGCCGCACCGATCTTGATTAATTCCTGATACGTGTTGCCGCTCGGATTACTGAACACGATGGTGATAATTTCGCCAAGTTTGGCGAACTCGGTCACCGTGCTGTTGATATGACCCTTGATCGCTTCAAGCTCGGAACGCAGGAACGATAACAACGGCGTCGCGATCGGCGCCACCAGCTCGGCCTTGAAGCGGTCCCACTCCGCCGACAACTGATTGAGCGTTTGCTGGGTCTTCGCCGCCTCGACCGCCTGGGCCTGGGTCAGCCCCGCCCACTTCTGCGTGAACATGTCGATGCCAGCACTGCCGGTTTGCAGTGCTGCTATCAATTCGGGACCCATCTTGTCCCCCAATCTATCGATAGCCAGCTCGGTGCGCTGCGCGGTGTCCGGCATGGCGCGAAACTTTGCGACGATCTGAGGGATCACGTCGCTGAGCTTGCCGCCTTCGATGCCGAGCTTTTGGAATGCGGCGGCGAGTCCGGTAAACGGAGCAGGCTGCGGCGTAAATCCGGCGAACGCCTGGCGGGCGCGCGCTGCGGCGATACCGGTATTCTCCACCGCCGCTTGCAATTGTCTCAGTTCTTGCGCTCTCCCAGGCGTGCCTTCCGGCACCTGGCCGAGCCTGGCGAGCGCCGTCCGCGCGCGCTCCGCGGCTTGCTCGGTGTTTTCCATATCCGTCTGCAATGATTTCAGGGCTTGCGCATCGGCAAGCTTCGTGAGCGCCACGCGAGCGTCGTCCGCGGCTTTCCCGGTGCCTTCCGCCGCAGCCTGCAATTGTTGCATGGCCTGCGAACCGATGCCGCCGAAGCCGCGGCCCGCAGCTTCCTTCAATTGCTCGAAAGCCCGTTTGACCCGGTCGACATCGAGCTGGTCGAGCCCGGCCTTGACCTTCCGCAGTCCGTCACTGATCGCCTCGCTGGAGATCCCGGCCCTCTCGAAACCTTGCCGCAATTTGTCCAGTTGCTCGACACCCACCCCAAGTTTCATGGCCTCGGTCGAGGCCTTGTTGACGGCATCCGCCCACGCCAGTGCCATCTGGGTGGCTTTGACAAACCCTGCGGCAATCGTGCCGATGATCGGCACTGCATTCGCGGCCAATGCCGTAAACGCGCTTTCAACCGATGCGACCCCCTGCACCAAGCTTTCCAGCCGGCCGGCCGATTTCACCGCGTCCTGGATTTTGTTGATCGACTCTACGCCGGTGATGCCGAGTTGCTTCAGCTTGGTCGTCACCTCGTCTGGCTTGAGTTTACTGAAGCCGCCGACCTTTTCGGCCTCCTTGCCGATATCGGCGAACGCCTTTTTGCCGGCATCGCCGATGTCTTTGAGCTGCCGCTCGATCTCGTCGGCGCCATCGAGCGCGATGGTGACTGAGAGTTTCTGCGCCATGACCTAATTGTCCTTGAAATGCTTCAGGAACAGCTCACCGATATGGTTGACATGTTCCTTGACGATCTCGGTGATACGCCATTTCTTCGGAATGCGAACCGAGGGCACGCCGATATAGAGCGGCTTCCTCTCCCGGTTGCGATCGTTGGCATCGAACAGCATCGGATGGCCGCGCACCGTGGCCGACACCAGTTTCTTTCCCGACTTCCTCGGCGGCGGTCCGCCGCGCGTGGTCGGTATCCACAGCAGCGGCTTGCCCGCAATGGTGGCGCCGTACTCGAAAACACCGGCGATGCCGAACTTGTGAAAGATGATGGCTTTGGCCTGCAGCGATGGCTCGCCGCCTTCGTTTGCACCCTTGGTGAGGTACTGCAAACCCTGCTGCCATTTCGGCCCGAACCGCCCGGAACCGGCAATGTTTTGCCGCCCCTCCTGCACCGCATCGGCGGCCGTCTCGCGCAGCGCCGCAACCGCAGCCGTGGCCACCGGCCGTTGCTTGTCGCGGATCGCCTTGAGCCAGGCCGGCTGATCGACCTTGACATCAAACTTCAGCGGCATTCATAACCTTTGGCGTGTGTTATTGTCCGTTCAATTCCTTAAGCGCCTTCTCGACCGCCTGCTTGTCGCCCTGGGCGCCGATCGCTGATATCACCAGCGCATTGGCCCGCTCGATGCGATCTAGCCTGTCGCTGAATTCCAGATAGGCCGCGATCTGCCGCGGCGTCAGCGTCATTGCATAATCGGGCGGGAAGCCGCGTCGGATGAGGGCTGTGATGGCGACTGCGATTTCTTCAAGCGGACGCGGACGGGCTTTTGCACTTCGTCTGCCGGCCCTTTCATCAGGTCCGCCATCAGATCGACGAAAGGGCCGAAGCCGTTTGGGAACGTCAGCCCGATGATCGCCTTGAGCAACGCCATCTGATGCTCGACCAGCAGCTTTGTGCTGCAATGCTGCTCATATTTCTCGTCTCCGGGATGACCGCAGCCGGCGGCGATGATCGGCCCGACCGCTTCACCAGCCTGTGCAATCAGCCGCGGCACCATGTTGTCGCCGCCGGCGAGCACGATACCGATGCTCGGAAAACGCGCCGCAATGGAAGCGATGGTGTTGGCTTGCAAGCCGCGCACAACAATGCGCTCGCCGTTGATTCTGACGACTTCGGCGGCCGTCGCCGTTACGATGTCCAACAGGTCGGCCATCACGCACTCACCACTTCGTCATGAATGGTCCAGACGCCGAAGAATCCGTTGACGTCCTTCTGTACCTCGGCCTCGATCTCGATCACACTGAAGTCGTCAGTATCGGTGATGAACGAGAAATCCCCGGACGGAACGAACGAGACCGTTGCCAGGAAGTCGACCCGCTGGCCGATGTCGTTGGTGCCGACCACCTTAATGTCGCCGACAAACTCGGTCTTGGACAGGCCGGTGAGCGTCGCATTGCCGTCGGTGTCGATGCCCTGATCGGCGAGCGCGAAGAAGCTCAGATTGAGCCCGGTGATTTCGTCCAGGCTGACCTTGATCGTCGCGCCGACCTGGGTCATCGCGGTGAAGTCCTTGGTCTTGATTCCCTCGCGCGAGGAGAAATGTTCTTTCTTCTCGACTGCCGGCGTATAGACAAACGACGGTGCGTTGCCGAGATCGACAAAGCCGGTCCCGCCGGTTTCCTTGAACGAAACAATCCCCTTTCCGATGTGGTAGTTCTGGACATTCGGCGACGTAGGCATGGGCAGTCTCCCTTCAGAGCTCGTCCGGTTTCAGCGTGTACTTGAACATGAACTGTGCGGTTAATGCTGCATAACCGGTCCGAGTCCAGCCGACATCGGTCTGGCATCCGAGATAGCGGATGGCGCCGTTGCCGAACCGGCCGGTCTTGACGATCTGCTCGTTGAGTTCGATATCGGTCAACACCCGCTTGATCAATTCCCGCCGAAACGTGGTGACCATCGAGCCAAGCACGACGTTGTCATCTTGCACCTGCACAACGATGCCGGGGGTCATCTGTACATTGTATGGCCGATGCGGTTGCTTCATTGAAACGTCATTTGCGCCATCAGACTCCTCGTCGCCGTCCAGCACGATTGCCGCCGGCAACTGATCCTCGGTGATATCGACATTATTGCGTTGCGCCGAGCGCAGGTTGGGGATGGCGGCTACCACCTCGACCAGCCGCGCCAGGATGTCTTCGCGAACATCAACCATCGATCGCCTTCAAGAGGAACCGCACCTCGCCCAAGTCCTCGCCGTTCGGGCTGCCGCGCAGTTCGTAAGAGCGCACCGTCCAGGCGCGGCCGTTGAAATTCAAGCTCGCATCCATCCAGCCATCACGGCTGATCCCGTTTTGCTCCAGTTCGGGGATGCGCACGAACGCGCCGGGGCCGACGCTGCGCACTTCCACGCCTGCCATTCCTCCCGCAGAACCGCCGACATATGATTTTGGCCGGGTGTCGTCGATCACGGTCAGTGCAACTTCGCTTCCGCCATTTGCAAACGTCGCCGGCACGCCGATCGCGGCATAGACCGGATCGTAGAGCAGTACGCCGTAGTCAAGCATCGCGCGCCCTCTTGAACGCAAAACTGCCGATGTCCTCGCGGCCTAGCTCGGTCTCGATCGTGCTCTCCGACAGCAGCGCAAAACCACATTGCTGCATGGCGAACACCAGCCCGTCCCTAGTGAAATACCAGCAATGCTCGGCCGGCTTGAAATGCTTCGAACCCAACACGTGCCTGGCATCGCGAAAGATCGGCAGCGACAGGAACAGCCACTCGCGCACGTTGGCCAAAAGCCGCGGATAGTCCGGCATGTGCTCAAGCACATCCCACATCGTTGCGGCTTCGAATGGCGCTGCATATGGATCGGCGAACAACCGGCGCTGTTGCAGCCATTCAATCCCCGCCGGATTGACATCATAGCCAAACGTCGGGCGCATCGGGCGCGAATGCCGCCTCAAGTCGACAAACGCCCCGGACCCGATGCCGACATCAATCAACGACCCCTGATAGTGCTGCGCGACAAAATCGACCCGCGCCTGCATCAAGGCTTGGCCGATAAAGCTGTCGGCGCTGCTGGCGAAGTTGTCGAAATAGTCTTGGTCGTACGGCTCGATCCCGACTTCGACCGGGTAGTAGCCGATGCCGATTTCCGGCCACCATGTGAGGCGCCGGTGCGCGAACTCCACCAGCGGTGGAACTGGCCAAGCGGATCGGATATCGTCTTGTCGCAGGCGTGCAACATATTCGTGCATTTGCAAAACTTCTCCGGGTAAGAGAATCCGATCCGGCTCAAGTCGAGCCGGGGATCGGTAATCCTGGCAGGTGCGTTATGGCCACCATGGCCACCCAGCACCACGAACGTATTGACTTGAAGCGCCAGCCCGGCCGGCACGATCCAGCCGACACCGCCGACCACGATATCGGCCTCACGAACCAGCGCCAGCAGTTCACGTACCTTGAGTTCGCCGTGCACGAAATAATGGTGCGCAGGCGGCATTTCTCCGACTAGCCATTCCGCGCCGGCGCCTGGCTCCAGGTCGGCCACCACGACCACGGTGTGCGTTTCCATCAACGCCGCCGCAATTTCGGCGACATATTCGGGATGCGGGTTACGCGCCTCATTGCGCCATTCGCTTCGCACCGTGACCGGACGAACAACAGCGATCGGCCGCTCAGACGCTAGCGGCGACGATCCCAAATCCGGCAAGGTAAACAGCGCCGGATCAAACTCGACCCCCAGTAATGACCGCCAATGCCACTCCAGCGAAACCAGAATCGACGACGACGCCAAGTGGCTATACTGGATCTTGACTTCATGAACGAGCGGCGGCGGTGATGACCACAGAGTTGGAGACTGCCGCGCCATGTTCTTGCGCTGTGTCCGTAACTTCCGCGTCCCCTGAACAAATTTGATGTCAAGGTCGGCATACAGTTCCGGCCAGGGCGTTTCCAGCCAGAGATCGTATGCCTTCGACGCCGCAGCCACGAACGGCCGCGCATAAATGTTATCCCCGAGACCCCACATGCCGCGAACCAAGACGGCGCCGCTGTACTTACGCGGCGATCCGTCCATCCAGTACGTCTTCCAGTTTGATCAGCGGCAACAGGTTGACCCACGCCGTGCCGGGCGAGGCATTGAATGCGGCAACTCCCATTTGCCACAGCGAGGGCACGATCGTGATCAGGTCCCGATATTGTTTCTCGTAGGCATCCGGTTTGTGCGGCCATGGATGCGGTTTGTGGTGATGGGTTCTATCAGGCGTGATCTTGCCATCGGCGCCGAGCCAGATGATGGCGCCGCCGCGCCCCACCAGATGCGCCGCCAGGTTGGTCGCCGCCGAGAGCGAGGTCCAGCGCTGCATCAGACTATCGCGCTCGACCGCCAGTCCGGGCGGATGGGTTTTCTTGCAGACTTTGATCTTGGGATCGGTTTTCAGTTTCGTGGTGGTGACAAGCTTCGTAGTAGTAACAACGATGCCTTTGAAGTTTGCCACCGCGGCGCGATTGTCCGGCACCTCATTCCACCAACGATAGTCGCCAAAAAAGTGAACGTCCGCCCACGGCACCGCATGAACGCTGGAATTGATCACAATGACGCGCTGGCCGCGCAGGCGCTCGAGATCTTGCCCCAGCACCGACGGCCCACCAGCAATGATGTACACAACTTCGCCAGGCCATTCGCACGGCACGGTCCAAAAAGACGGGTCACGAGACATGCAATCGCCTGTATGGCCTGATCAGGTCGACCACCGGCGCTGACAGGAATCCCGACGATGCCGACGATGTCGCGCTGGTGAAATAACTAATCCTGGTGTCGCCGTGCTGCACCTCGCGGATAGAGGAATCGCGGGCACCGACGGTACGCTGTTCGTAAACCGTTTCTATCAGCGCCTTCTGCAATCGCGCGGGCGCCTCTTCCGGCAGATCATAACCGCCGGAATAGACGACACTCACGCTGCCGGTCCACCAGCCGTCCGACCATAGCCGCCCGGTGGCCGGATCGAACTCGTAATCCGCAGCGGTCGCGCCTAGGCTCGAGACCTCCGACACCTCGACCACCGGATAGAGCGACAGGATCAGTGCCTGCCGGCTCGGCAATATCTCACCGCGGTCGAACGTGAAGGTTTCCAGCGCCTCAGCCCGTCCGAACCGCCGATCGCAATATTCGGCGATGATACGCGACTGAAACGTGATCATCGCCTGCAACTGTTCGTCCTGGTCGGTGCCGGAAATGCCGAGCGCGAGCTTGAGATCGTCGAGCGAGATCAGATCGGGACCCGCGCTGTCCGACGTCTCTTCCAGAATTTCAAGAATCGAGTGCATCAGGCGATCCTCACGGTGCGCTCACCCTTGTCGCCATCGCGTCCACTGCGGCCGTCGCGACCATGCTTGACCGATAGCGTCCAGTCGGCCGAGCCGTCACCAGGCCGCGCCACTGTCGCCGCAACATTGCAGTGATAGAGCGATCCATTCAGCGTCACGGTATCGCCTCGCGCATAGTCCCTGCCGGACTCGAACACGCCGCGATAGATCATCGCCGGAAATATGACCGGGATTTCCTTGCGCTTGTCACCACGCGAGAACACCAGCGTCATGGTGCGTTCGCCGTCATATTCGATCGACAGATCATCGATCGACAATCCGTCGCGGCCGTCGACCCGGCCCGGCATCAGCACCGCGCCATCGGTCAGGGTGAGCATCAATTCGCCTTCGCGGGTGATGGCAGCGCCGGCTATGCCCGTGCCTTCCCGGCCGCGGTCGCCCGGCTCGCCTTGCGGACCGAGCTCGCCTTGATCGCCTCTTTCACCTTGCTGCCCCTGGACCCCTTCAGCGCCTCTTTCGCCTTGCGGCCCAGTTTCGCCGGGCTCGCCACGCGGACCGGGTTCGGCTTTTTGTGGAATGGCATTGTCGTATCCCTTTGCTTCGATTGCGGCGATCGATGCAGCCAATGCGGCAAGTTCACTGTCAATATAAGTTTTCACCGCTTCGAAGCCACGATCAAATGCGGCTTGCAGATTGTCCATCACGCGGCCCTCACGAACAGTGCGGTTTATTGCCTTCTGTCCAGTTGATTTCTCAGGAACGACCGGCGGATTTGCGTACCATGCTTCAATCGCATCGATCGTTGATGCCGGACGTTCACCGGCCCTTGCCCGTCGGAGAACTTCGTTCTTGCCGGGATCCAGCATCGTGAACTTTGCGCCCGCATCGACATACGCCTGCATTACTTCGGGCTGCGGGTTGGTGTGAATGATCCAGGCGGCATCGTCGAGACCGCGGAGGATTCGTTCAATGGCGGTCTTGCGCGATTCCAATGCGACAATGCGAACCGAGCCAGTCGAACCATGCGCAACCCGTGATCCCATTGCCTTGGCGATAAGGTCATAATCGACAATGACGTTGCCGTCCTTGGCGTGCACTTTGACATACTCTGATTTGCCGGCAACCGGTGGACCGAGCACGACATTGATGCTCACGCCGCTCTCGCCACGAACAGGCGGTTAACGACCCAATCTGGATCGATGAACTTCGGCGCCGCAACGGTTTCATCGACGGGTTGTCCAGTTTGATCGGCCGGTTGTGCCGGTTGCGGCGCCGGTGGCGTGTTCGGCTTGAATGGATCGGCCTGCGCATCGCGCTTGGCCAGAGCCTCAAGCGAGTAGTTCTGTTGTTGCAAGTACGGGTTGTCCCCGCCTGGGACCGGCTTCAAATCGAGCTTGCTGCGGCCTTCGTTCGGCGCCATCACGCCGGCACCAACCGCAGCCTGGATCGCGGTGATCTGGGTGACGCTGTCCATCCGCAACAGGTTCTCGGTATCGAACTCGGTGCCGAGCCCGACGCCCCAGCCGATGCCGAGCGCGTGGTCGAGCAGCTCCTCGATTTCCTCGATGTGGCTTTGCAGCGCCTGCGAATAGTATTCGACGTTGAGCGACTGCACGTTGTTGTAGGATGGCAAGGCGCCGACGCCGACTTTGTAGGGCGGCACGTGATAGACACTGCACACCACCTCGGCCGACCATTTCAGGTTTTCGATCATCTGCACTTCGACGTTGGTCATTGGCAGTTTTTGATATTGCAGGCCGCCGCTGAGCACCGCCACGCGACCGAGGTTGACGCGTGAAAAGCGTGCTTCCCATTCCTCCTTGATGCGCTTTTCCTCGACGTCCGACACCTCGCCGGGCGCGGTGAGAATGCCGCCGGGCATCGAGGAGTTTTCAAACAACAGCGCCGAGGCGCGTTGCGCGTTCAGTCCGAGCATCGAAGCCAAGCCACTCGCAAACACCGGCGGCGTGCCGACCAAAGGATGAAACAAACAGTTGAATCGATCGTGGATGATTTCGCGCGCGGGCACGGTGATGCCGTCGATGCCGGCAAGATTGTCGGAGTCCAGGCGATAGAACACCGCGCCGTCTTCGGCCACTAAAGGTTGGGTGCGGGTCGGGTCGAGCACATGCAATGCGGTAACGACGTTGCGGTTGTCCCGCTCCTTGAGCACATAGGTGTTGCCGCGGGAGAGCTTTGACAGCACCCAGCTTTCCCAGAATTGATTGTGAGTCTGGTAGTCGTTTGGCCGCCGCAGCACCGGAGAAAACGCCGGGTTGGTCACTTCCGACCAGATGTCGTCCTTGTCCTTCTCGACCAGCTTGAGCCGCAATTTGGCGATGTCTCTGCTGATCAGGGTCTTACAGGCGAAGTCGGCATGAAACGACGCCACGGTATCGGCACTGACTTCCATGTTGCGCTGCCATGCTCCGGCGAACGGTTCGCGGATCAGCGGATACCAGCCGTTGCGGTCATATGGCACCGACATCGGCACCGACGCCGCCGATTTGCGCTTCTCGCCGGTGAACGGAACGGGCAGGCCGAAGATTTTCATCGCGCCATCTTGATTTCGTAATTCAGCCGCACCGGTCCCCAGCGACCGTCGACACGGATACCAAGAGCTTCCGCCTCGGCGCGCAGCCGCTCCAGTTCATCCGTTGACGGCTCGGGCGCCAGGCGCGCCATCAGGACGGCGACCAGAACGCGTGCATCCATTTCGCTAGCCTCGTATTCGTCGCCGGCCCGCAACCGTCTGGTTCCGTAACAGTGGCCGTGTTCAGCAATCAATCTGGCCATCTCTCTCCACCGTAGTCTTACGGATAACGCGGGACTTGCGTATACGCGGGAATGGCGTATGTTGTGTCTATCAGCAACGGAGCAAGCAAATGACCTTCTACACCATCAGTAAAAACGGCGTCACACTCTGGACCGGCGAATATGCCTCAAAGGAAGCTGCAATAGCCGCCTACGTCAAAGATCTTGGGACCGAGGCCCTCGATTACGATGCCGTCGATCCGAACTGGCAGGACGAGCTGGAAGTGGACGCCGCATAATGACCCCCTCCCAATACAAAGCCGCCATCAAGGCTCTCGGCCTCTCGCAACAGAGAGCCGGGGACTGGCTCGGTATTGGCCGTCGCACCTCCCAGAGTTACGCGCTCGGCGAAACCCGCATCCCCGAGCCGGTCGCTAAACTTTTGCGGATCATGATCAAGTTGAAACTTAACCCAGACGAAATTGAAGGAATTACAAAGTGAAGAAATTACTGGTTTCGACCGTTGCTTTCACTGCGCTGTTTGGCAGCGCGGCATTGGCTCAGAA